TCAATAGGTGGCTACTTTACCAGATTCTTTTGTGTCTGTAACGACAGATTGCACGTAGGACAATAACCAAAAACTTTTTCGCCCATCCTTGTATGGCCTTTGGTATCTGCCTTCACGAATCCGAGCGTCTAGAGTTTCAGGTTCGATATTGAGCATGTGTGCAAATTCTTCACGACCAACTCGGCGTTCTTCTTTTGACTGAGCAATACGTTCAGCTACAGCAACAATCTTTTCTAGAATGCTAGCCTCTATTTTAACTATTTGTCCCATTTACCCCTCCTTACTTTCCGCTTTAACAAAATCTGTACCTTCTGGATCTATCCCAAAATATTCACAAATTTCTGTAGCTTTTGTCGCACCTGGCCCATGTCTGGATACATGAACCCAATTCAAAACGTACTTTGGCTTTTTACTATTCATGAGAGCCATTAGATAAAGTTGCTCAAAATCGAGACTACTCATTCTTCACCAACCCTTTCAATCACTGTTTGGATTGCTTTCAAAGTCATGTCTTGATCAACTGGATTCATCAAAAGTGTTGTGATGTGCCAGCACTTAGTTTGATATTTTTGTGCATCTGCTTTGTGAGCTTTACAACGACGATCCAATTCTTCATTAAACAGAAGTAACTCTGCATGTTCTTGCTGAAGCTGCTCAAGATTCATGTGCATATAATCACTCATCCCTCAGCTCCCGATTCAATATCCAACTTCATTGCACCTTCTTCTGGATATTCGGTCATCCAAAAGTAATAACCTTTTCCGCTGTGTCCATCTTCAAAGAATTTAATAGTTAGTTCAGTTTCAAGTTGTTCTAAATCTTTTTCACCGTCTGGATTAACAAAATCAAGAAGGCTTTTTAATTGGTGACCATTAAGAGTTATGCTCATCCCTCAGCTCCCGATTCGCTTGCTGCTTCAACCATCAAAGAATAAATAGGGGTGTAATAATCACGAGTCCCATAACCCCAATGGAATCTACTATTTTCTAAACAGCTAACAACGCTGTCTGGAATCTCTTTCGGTACCAAACAGTAACCCTCTGGCACCGCCTGAGCTTTGGCTTTTTCTAGTTCTGCATCACGATGCTTTGCACATCTGAGCCAAGCATCCCAACGGCTATTTATGTTGCTTATCTCTTCCTGAGCAATTTCAGAAGGATTATTTGATCTAGTCATAAACAGTTCATGCTCATTACTAAAAATAATGTCTCTTCTTCCTTTGTAATATTGGAAGGTATTCAGAAAAGCCTCTCTTTCCTTATTCAAATCAAACATCAT